ATGCTAGCTTGGGCGTATAAAGTGTAGCATCGCTGCTACGTCTTTTTAGCTCTACGAATTCTGTTCAAACAATCAAATGGCGGCATTTGCCATCGTCGTCCTGTCAAGGATAGTGATTGAGTGCTCGCTAGCGCGGCGAGGCTTCCACTCCCTGTGATCCGAGATCCAGGTCTAGGGCACACGATGTTGGCTTGTGCTGGCCTTAACTGCTTAATTTGTCTTTGATATGACTACCATGAACACGCACCTGAATGTGCCCGTTGTAGTAGTCGGCTGATTCTAATACACGTCTGGAAAATTGTTCTCTTGCTTCAATATAGCTGCACTCTGATTTTGATCGACAGTAATAAAGTATTTCTCGTTGAAAATTGTCTTTGCCCAGGAGTTCTACGTCACGGGTGAGTTCGGGGCTTGAACCATAATAGTCTCGCCAGTCTGAGTCCACCTTGGTGCGAATTTTTTTCTTGCGTTTGTTGCCGTTTTTGAGTTTGACTGTTTTCTGAGTTGTCTTTGAGAACTTGGCTAATTTTTTGCCTATGTATTTGCGATTGTTTGTAGTGTTGGTAATCAAGTAGACAAAGCCCACACAATCTTCTGGGAGAGTTTCCACTGGTTGATTGTTGTATAGCCATGTCATGTGCCTTTACTTAGTTGGTCAGATACCCAACAGCGTAGTTTTGGTCGACTAACTCACAATTGCACTTCTGTTCACATTCAACCCAGGCCCTGCTGGGATCATCAAATGTAGAAAACAATTTTTCCCAAATTGGATTGTTTAAAACTTGTTCTAGACTGTGTGTTTTTAAATTGAGTTGATCTCTGTATACTTGATGAAAGCTGTCTTTGAAGTCAATGGTTTTTCGATCAGTTCCTAGCGAAATATATGGAAAACTAACCCAGCTGCAAGGATGCAATACACCGTCTGCACTGACATAGATTCCACGATTTCCGATAGAACACATTGGAGTTATAAATTTGTTGTGTTGTTGCTTGATTATGTTGTATTGAGTTAAATTTTGAGATAGGTAGTCTTGATTGAGTTGTTGCTTGTTTGATAGTGGTATAAAATGTCGTTCGTAGCGATGTGTTGAACTGATGTATTCCTTGCGCGGTTCAAGTGTGTCTTGACTCCCGCCGTATGAATCACCATACTTGCTGCCAAATTTTGTGCTGTATGTTAATTGTATACCGTCGCAACCGATATCAGTTGCCTGTTGTTTGATACTGTCAAGATGATCTTGATTGAATGAAAACACTATGGATGCCCAGTAAACATGGGCTGCGCTTTCTTGGCACATGATACGCATACCTGCCATGATAGAATCCCAATCGCTGCCTACTCGATACAGATTATTGGATTGGTTGTCGTAGCCATCCACACTGAAGTTTATAGTATCGTATTCGTTGGATAGCTTGGCAAACTCTTTCCACCACGACTCTTTTCGATAACTTCCGTTGGTAATGGTGTATACATGTATTTTTGGGTTTTGTGACTTGATGTAATCAACAATTTCCAAATACTCGCTGGCATAGATCGGATCACCAATGTCACCACACATGGTAATTCTACGCACTTGTGTTTTCAGTAGTTCAGGACTCAACACACGCTTGAAAAAATTTAAATCAAGCTCTTTGTTCATCCAGGGCACAGGTGCCGTATCATTTCTGGGACACCGCGGACATTTCAATGTGCACTTGGCGCTTACCTCAAAGTGCCAGTGATACAATTGCCAAGGAAAAGTCATGGACTCACCTCGATTGTTTTTATAATGGGATCAAACAATACTGACACAATCTTATTTACAGCTTGATCCGCTAGCAAATGTGGATACTGATAGATGTCACTGAATCGGTCAGGATATTTTGCATACCGAGTGTGGTTGAAGTTGGTTTTGGTCAGACCCAATCTAATTTCCAACAGACTTACGTTAGGATACTCAACTCGCAACATGTCTCCAAAGTCTGCTAATGCTTGCTTGCTCAAACTGTAGACCAGATCATTTGGATAGTATCTGTTGTTGTTTGTACTGGTTATGTTGACAATCTTGCAATTTGGATTTTCTTTCAACGCTTTTTTTGAAAGCAACATCGGCGAAATCAAGTTCACGTTTAGTATTTTGACAGCATCGTGGTCGCAATGATTTACAAAATCAATCTTGCCACCCACACCGGTGCCAGCGCAGTTGATTAACATATCGTAACAGTCAACACTGTATTCGGCCACTGCAACAGGATCAGATAAATCTAGTTCGTGCCTTGACAGCCCCACTACTTGGTGCGTCTGCAACTTGTTGGATAAACTCAACCCTATGCCACTGGTCACGCCAGTAATCAAAATTTTCATGCTATGTCAACATCAGTATTATACTGTGTAAATCCGTTTTCTTTGACCACTTTGAGAATGTTCTCAACACGGCCAGCCAGTTCGTCTTTGTGACTCACTAGCCAAATTGACTTGTGGCGCTCACGGCTCATCTTCTTCAGCAGAGCTAGGCCGTTTTCCACACCCTGTGTGTCCAGGCCGTTGTCCATGAGTTCGTCAATGAACAGCAGGTTGATGGGATGATACAGGCTTTCCCACACGTCGCGGAATGCCCAGCTCATGCTCAAGATCAGACGTGTTCGTTCACCTCGACTCAAGTTGTCAAAGTCCAGTTCGCGTCCCAGTTCTTCGATGCTCACAGTCAAATCGTTCTGGAACTTCACAGTGTGTGGCAAACCAATGCGATCCAGGTAGTGTGTGAGTCGTTGATTCAAATAGCTCAAGTTCTGTTCAATGATCTTCTTACGCACAAAGCTGTCTTTGCTGGTCAACAATTTCAACAAGAAGTCCTGGTGCTCCTGTAGTCTAGTAAGCTCGTTTAGATTGTCGTAGCTCACTACCTGCAAGGCCTGACCCTGCATGTCTTCGATCTGCTCACCATAGGGATCAATTTCTGCAGACCTGGCGTCAAGACTCCGGCGTAAACTTTCCAAACTGTTGCGATGATTCAGCGCATCTTCTAGTGTGTCATAAAACACTGTGGGGGCTCGGCCCAGTTCGCCCAGTTGTTGCAATGTGTCTTGATGTTGTTGTCTCTGAGTATCATTGGCCAGCAACTGTAGTGCAGCTTCCTGCAATGCTGCTTGCTTGGCAGCTCGGATCTCGTCTTGCTTGGTATCATGCAGCTCTTGTCCACAGGCATAACACTTGTGATCGTCCAGTGATGCAATTTCTTTCTCTAGCTTTTCCACAGTTTTCTGTAGCTTGGCATCATCGGCAGCAATTGCACGAATATATTTTTCTGCATCTTCTCGATCTTTGCGCCGCTGATGATAGGAATCAAGATCTCTATGGGACTGTAATTCTTTTTCAATGTCAATGTGCTCAAGGTCGGCAATGGCCTGTGCAAACTTTGCTACGTCTTCGTCGCGTTTTTTAATCCAAAGAGTCTGTCGTTTGCGCAAGCTTTCAATTTGTTCTTCAATGCGCTTGTTGGCTTCTTGCACAGCACGAATACGAAATTCTTCTTGACTGATGGCATCTTTGGTTTCTCGATTCAGCTCTTTGATACGATCAGCACGTTCTGATAGTTGTGTAATGCCCAACAACTGCTCAATGATGGTTCGTTGTTCGTTGGCCTTCAAACTCAAAAACGGTTCGGTATAGGTATTCAAGGCCAAGATGTGTTTGAACATGTCATGACTCATGCCCAGAATACGTTCAATAGCATCCTGAGTTTCTCTTGAGTCGCCTTGTGCTTCGTCTGTGGCAGTTTGCTCTTCGTTGTTGACGTAGAACTTGAGCACATTGGGTTTGCGCCCACGTTCAATTTTGAAATCCTTGCCACCCACGTTAAAATCCAAACTCACCAACATGTGTTTGGCATTGGTCTTGTTCACAAGATTGTCTTTGCGAATATTGCTCAGGGCCTGTCCATACAAGGCATAGCTCAAGGCATTGATGATTGTGGTCTTGCCTGTGCCGTTTCTTGATCCGTCCCCGCCTAGGTCCAAATTTTCGCCCAGCACCAGTGTGAGATCTCTGCGATCAAAATCGATGCCTTGTGTGGCATTGCCCACACTCATAAAATTTCGAACAGTTAGTGTTTTAAAGTTAATCATCTCTTTTAACTATGGCTTCTTTGTATTTTCGATACAGCATATTCTCTACAGCATCGATTTCTCTGATGTTGCGCCAAGGGAAATCAAATTTTGGAACAATGAATTTTTTGATGAACTCGAACTGAACCAAAGATATTGGTTGCACTAAATTTAGTTTAGCATCAAGATCTGCATATGTGCTGATCGATCTAAAACTATCCATCCCTTTGAACTGTTCGTGCCAACACCAGTTTGATGTATCCTTTACAGTATTCTCTAGGTATCTGCTGTCCACGGTTAAGAAAAATCCATGTTTTGCACTGTGTGCCCTACATAGAAGTGTAGCATAGTCAACAAAAAGTTGCGACCGTAACCGATGTTGTTGAAGACAAATATACTTTGAATGATATTCTTTTACGTTTAGATTTTGACTACCGCTGGACAGCCAATACTGATCGTTGTTTATGTCAAGCACATTGTTGTTGTAAACAGGGTCTAGATCAATCTGTTGTTGCCAAACGTCTCGATGTTCCCCTAACACAAGATCAAATCGATTGGGCGCTGCCCACTGTATTAACACAGCATCGTGACCGGGCATGTTATTTTTCAAACATTGAGAAATGTATTCGTTGCCTGCACCGTATCTAGATAAGTTCGTTAGTTGGGTGCCTTTGGTCATGAGCTTGATTATTTCAGGCCATTTGATAAAGTCACAATACCAAACAGGGCCAATCGCACTGTCTCCAAACCCATCGCTGATGGTTAATAATTTCATTTGATGCTGTTGATCCATTTTTTGCAATGAGTCGAATCAACAAAAAAATTCAAAAAATCATTGTGCGGCACCTCAACACCGTGCTGACACCAAATTTGATAATACACAACGGCCTGAGTCCAGATGTCAGTTATACAATCTTGCTGCCCGGATAAAAATTGTTGTGCCTGCAACACGGGTCTAATATACACATCGTTGACTGTTCTCCAACTGTTCCAGTAAGATTCAAACTCATCTAGGCCTATGTTGAGTTTTTGTTTGAATGTTTGATAGTTTAACAAATCATCAATCATCAATGCTGATTCGGCATTGCTGGGTTTCCATTTGAATCTCAGCGGCGAGTCTCTAAGAAACAAAAAGTATTTTTCTCGTTGAACCCAAGGTTCTTCGCTGTCCCAGTTTGCTAGATCTGACAACAAATCCTGCTCAATGGTTGAACATTTTGCCTTGACTATCATTGTGTTTGCAATCACTGGCCAAGTAAAATTGCTGTAGCATATTTTGATAACAGTGGCATCGGGGAAGAATTGTTTAAATCTTTTGCCTTCATTGTTGATACCATTGTCCACTAACAAACTGTAATTGAGTGTTGGATCAAAATCAAATTGATATTCATCCGGGTCCATCCAGTAAGTGGGTGCCATTAACTCCTGCAAGTGACTGTTACCGTCTTTGGAAAATTTGGGCTGTTTGTTTGGTCTTTTAAACCCATGCCCGTATAAGTTCAGAACAGAATTTACAAAGTTGCCAAACCCTCCCGACGGATACCAAACACAGTAAATCATAAGTTTTGATAAATTTTCAACAACAACTTATTGTCGTAGAATTCTGAATCAATGTTTGTGATTTGATCCACTACAATTTGGTCCACTGATTCAAACTTGACTTCACCGGGCGCCATGTCTTCGTCCACCCCGGCTGTTTTGTTGGGGATCAATGCCATTTCTCGCAATCCATGCTGCTGAATAAATGTTTCTTTGATGAAGTTGGCTTCTTCGTAACTGATCTCAATGTCTAAATTGACACGCACATGCATTCGGGGTCGAAGAAGAGTTCCAGCATTGTCGATAAGGTTAGCCAATCCGTGAACTCGATAGGTCGGCTGTTCGGGCCATGCGTGATAACGTGGAGCCATGCCCCACTCCAGGACTGTAAGTCCTCGTTCGTCGTCACCAGCATCTGCATAATTGTGAGGGAATGCGTTACCGATATAGGTAATGTTCTTTTTGGTCTGTCGCTTGTGGAAGTGTCCGGTGAATACATGGTCGAATCCTGCTAAATGTTCTCGCTGTATCTCTCCATGGTCCGGCATTTCCACCATGGCGTTCATCAAGTAACCTGGAAGTTCAAAGTGGCCAAAAAGATATTGACCCTGCATCTTCATGAGTCGCTTATGATCATCACCCACAAGCCAAGGTGCAATAACCACATTGTCGCGTTGAAACCAATCATTGCAAATCTCAACATTAGGGAGGTGTCTGGCCCACTCAACACTTTGTATATCACGCTTATCGCGATAGTATAAATCGTGATTGCCAGGAATGAAATAAACACGTTCAAAGTTAGCATTGAGATGCTCCAACGCTCTTAGACTATAATTGAGCGTAACAATATTTAAACTAGAACGGTTATTATGCCAATCACCCAAAAACAAACAGGTCTCGCAGCCCTCTTTGCGTGCCTTGGCCGTGGCCCATTTGACAAAAGCCAAACAGTCTTCGTTGTGCAAGGTGCTGTTTGACTTGAGCCCGAAATGAATGTCAGTGAAGATTGCGGCTTTTTTGAAAAGGTTCATAGAGTATTTTGTGATCCTTTCTAGTATATAATAGTTTTGCTCAGCAGGTCAAGGCACTTGGCTCATGGCTTGGAATATTTCTGGATGACTTTGAGCAAAGTTTTGTGCTCTAATAGAATCCAATTTGTTCATGTATTCCACAAAGTTTTTACCAGTGTGGGTAGGATCTTCCACTAGACCAGCAGCCAAGTCCCTCAACGATTCATAAGGAGATTGAGCAAATTTAGACTTGACCAATCTCACTGCTGCCGGTGTCATACAATCGATGTTGAGAGATTCAGGTTGACGCAGAAACTGCCAGCCAACACCCACATTTAACTCTTTGGCATAGTCAAACAATTCGTCGAGATACAAAATGTTTTGAATGTTCACAGTAGGGTTGAGTATTACTTCAAAACGTTCTGGTTGAATTAGCGCAACATATTTTCTAACATTGGCATCGATTGCTTCCCACACACCACCTCGTTGGATTTCGAATCTTGGACCAACATCGTCGATGCTTATTTGTATTCGAACTTTTTGAAACTTTTGTAAAAAGTCGACGATTTTTTGATTCCACACACTGCCATTGGTATTGAACACAATAGTAATATGATTAGAATGTCCAGAATCCACAATGTGAGTCAATGCCTCTGTGATACCTTTCATCATCAACGGTTCTCCGCCTAGTATGTGGAGAAACTCCAGATGATCCAAGCAGCCGTTGACTAGTTTTAAAATGTTGTCATACCCATTTTGAGAACGACGATTTAAGTTTATCTTGAGAGTTGATTTGTAAGTTTTTTGTTGAAGCTCTTCGACTGCAATTGCACTACTGCTTCGTGAGTTACAAATTCTGCATTTAAAGTTGCAGATATTAGAAGGAGAAATGCTGAGAAATTGCAATTCAGGATTGTCATATAAAGTTTGATATTTCAAATCGCTAAACATGTTTGACATTATATGTCTGTGACTGGGTAATCCTTGACGTTCTTTATCCCAACAAACATCACAATCTTTGATGCGATTTCCTTGTCTAAACTGTTCTCTGATGTTTGCAATAACACCATTGGTAAATGTCTGCATTAAATTTTGGTCGGCAGGCTGAGATATATCTGACACATACTTACAGCATGGTCTTACCGCACCGTCGATGTCTACATCGAGACTGTGAAATGGCATCACGCACCTAACATCAACAGGAACAATACTACTGTCAATGATTGTGCCAGTATAGTTGAGCGTAACCTGCTGATGTCGCATGACCTGAGCATCAAACCCATACCTCTGGTTAGCAGACTCGAGCTTGGCGGTGATATCCCAAGGAGTGCAAAATACAATAAACCAGTTGCTGATATTATGGTCTGAGCCTGCTTTTTGAATGTGATCTAGTAGTTTTTGACTTGGCTCTTCTGAACTGTAGAATATCAGTCTTTGATTTGGTTGATATTCTTCCTGACAATGTTGTGAAAACAGTTGGTATACTTCACTGTGTCTAGCACCAATATCGGCTAGGTTAGCAAAGCATACCAACTCATATGTTTGTTCTAGTTCTTGCCTAAGTTCGTGATCAGTCATCGTGGGTGGTCACAGCCCCGCTCATTTCTGCCATTGTTTTAGAACCTGCATTTTGGCGAGTCCAGCTTGGGTTCAGCCCGTTCATTTCCAAGATGTCATCGCGGATGTTCTGCATTTTCTTTTCAATGTTCAGGATACGAGTAAAGCTGTTAGTGATAGCGGCAGTATAATACGCAAAAGGGTTCTGCGATTTTGACTCGTCAAACTGGAGTCCAATTTGACTGAGTTGCAGCAGGGCCTGTCCCCGCATTTCTTCGTTGTAGGTGTATCCACGCCAGTTGCTCCTTGTGGCATAACGCTCGCATAACTTCATAAACATCATGGCCAACTTGCGAGTCATTTCGCCGTGATCTTTGGAGAATTCTCCAGTGGCCAAATCGCCTCGCCAGTGACTGCGGCCAACTATGAACGGCTGTTTGGCATCGTCCAGCCTGTAGTGTTCAAAGGGCGGAAAGTTCACACGCATTTTGGTGGTATCCTGTGGAACATCCACCAGTTCAATATCCACATCTTGTTCGGTTTCTATTAGATCTTCAAACTCCAGGATGTCTTCGATCTTGCGTTTCTTTTGCTGTGACTTGGGAATTTTTTTAGGAGCAGCAGGTATGTGATCCCAACACGTGACTCTAAACACCAGTTCAGTGTGCGCAATTTTTTTGTCGTTGACTTCTTGTCCAGTTTCTCGTTTGAGTCGGTCTGCACGGTTGCGTCGTGCTTCGGCGATGGTGCGTTGATTGATTTTGCTCAAACTGGGCACAATGAGATCATACTGATGATCGTTGACTCGATCTCGAAACCAGCAGTAGGTGTTTTTACTGAAATGTATTTCTTTGAGTATGTCTCTGTTGTTGAGATAATTTGTTTTGGCCGGGGTTCTTGTTGGTGTGTCAGACACAGGCAGTCTCCTATAGATTACTTATTATAACACAAAAGTGTGAGTTGTCAACTCTAAGATAAACTGAGTCTATTTTGATTTGGGTAAATAAAGATATGCAAACCGAATATCAAGAACAGCAAACTTCAACACCTGAGCCCACAGTGATTGGTCCGCCTGCAAGTGGCCCTCAGCTGCCGTTTAGTGCCCTGGCCCGGGTCAAGAATATTCAGGCTGAAAATATTTTTATCAAAGCATCTTGGATACCCAAAAACATAAAATTCTACAACAAACGAACCCCAGATGAGCATGTGGTCATACTGGCACAAGGCGAGATTGTGGTCTTTGACAAAGACAACAATGGCATCAGATACATTGCTCCGGCCAGCACAGTAATCCCGGCCAACACGCGATTTGCAGCTTACACACTGGAAGACTGTGTGTTATACTGTGTGCATGGCACTTTGGAAACTGATCCAGAGGTGTTGGACAAAACATACTAAGAAAAACAAAAAATTATGAGTGGTGAAGGATTTACAATTACCGGTAGCGATTTGTTCTCCGGCGACTTTGCTGTGAGTTCAGTGACTGATACTGCTGGCGCCGAATACATAACTGGATCGCTTGACCTTGATGTATCTAATTTTGCCAGCAGCTTTGATGTTCCCTACGAGGATTTAGGAGGCTTCGGCCCCTATCAACAAGCCGGCAGCCTGGCAGGCGACAAGATCTACAACGATTTTTTCAATGCGGGGGGATATAT